GAGAATCACAAACTTCACCAAGAATTGTAGAGAAATCTACCGATGGCAAAGAAACTAAGGTAGTCGGGGCATGGAATATACCCGTCCCAAGTCCGTCTCATCCTATACAACTAGAGCAGAGTAAATCTGATGAACACCTGGCCGAACGGCCTTGTGGGGGTGTTCATTTGATTGAAACGCTGCTTAGTTCCATTCAGGTTAGCTTAGCTATTCCTGAGTTGGAGGAGGGGACTATCAATTATTGTGTCTTCAACTGTGTTAGGACCTGGCTGGAAGCGTTTGTAGCGTACCAGTTCAGCCTTAATATAGGCAAAGACTTTCGATCTGTGAGGAGAACAATTCTTACAGCTCTTACTTGTATCAGCCAGATGGGTGGAAAGTGGGTTTCGTACTTTAAATACAAAAACGCCGCTTTCTTCTCCAACTGGACAAAACAGCAGTTACCGCAAGCGCCATTCCAACACGAACGATCTCATCCCGGAGTCTTATTCGGGGGAAGGTTTTATAAATTTGTGAGGAGACTCTCATCGCGAAAAGAGTATTACACCTCTGGTGAGTTTAACTTTGCAAAGGACCTTCTTTCTTTCTCCTGCAGCGTGCTGCAGTCGAAGAAGGGGATGCCTTTACCTCGAGATATTGAGGTAGAACAGAGTGTTAATGATGGTTTTGTGAAACTTACTACTATTAAAGAGGACAAGTGTGTCGTCACTAGTAGGATAGTGGAGATTAATCCCTATCCGTTTGAACGTGGGCAAATCCCGGATACAGATTTTAACGAATACTACACAGATGTGGAGTATGAGTCAAAATATGACCGAGAGGGCCTAGAGAAGAGAATAAGATTCTTAACTCTAGAGTTGTTCAAAGGAAAGAAATTTTCTTTGGATGAATACACAAAACCTTACGTCCCTAGTAATAGAGCATGTTTTACCAATTCCATTAAGGAAGGGGGAGCAATGTCATTTCTCAAAGAGGTGATCGGATGGGATATTCCTATGCCAACGTTTGTTGGGCTAGAGGAAGTCCGTACCGAAGCACCCGAGAGTGAACATTACGGCACCCGGGGAGAACAAGATGAAGACTTAGATAAGTCATACCTTGCTCCCGTAATGGATTGTTCTGAAGCTTTGAAAGGCTACAGAGACTTCTTTTGGAAGAACTTTTGCGCTGCCGATGAGGAAATCCCCTATGTAAAGCCAGTAGGCCTGAAGGAACCCCTGAAGGTCAGAAATATTACTAAGGGACCACCACACTTGTATTTTGCACTTAAGCCTTTACAGAAGATGTTATGGCGATGGTTAAAAGAGATGCCAGAATTTAAATTCATCGGAGAAGTTATCTCCGATGAAGCTCTCAATGAATCTTTTAAAGATCTTAGGGGAGTCTATCATTGGCTCTCTGGTGATTATACTGATGCGACGAATAATTTCGCGCCTTGGTTTTCTGAAGTCATCGTCCATGCAATCTGTGATGCTGTCCAAATTCCTAATAAAATACGAGAGTATTTTATCAGAAGTTTGACCAGACATGTAATCACACATGAAGGAGCAGAAAAAAATCAGTGTTGGGGCCAACTAATGGGAAGTATTACTTCTTTCATCGTGCTTTGTGTCGGAAACTACTGCGTAATAAGAATTGCACAGAATGACTCGGGGAATCCAGGGTTACCTTTTGTGGTTAATGGAGATGATTGTCTGATGCCGTACAGACCCGGAACACCTTTTTATAGGTATTGGGGAATTGTAGGATCAGTTGTCGGTCTGAGTGAATCACTCGGAAAGACATATGACAACCATCGGATGGCGACTCTAAATTCAAGATTTTATATCATTGAAGGAACTAGTCGTAACACCATTTTTCACGAAGTACCATACATTAGTATGGGCCTGGTCCACGCGAGGATTCGTTCGTCAACAGACAAAGAAAAGCATAGGCCTTATTGGGAGTTGGGCTCTCAGATGGAAGCATTAAAGCAAATATCTGGAGAGTACTTCAACTATGCCAAGGATCTTTTCATGTATTTCAATTCCATTGAATTAAAGAAATACAGAGGTCCCTGGTTTCTACCCGTTTGGGCAGGTGGTTTGGGTTTGGTCGGAAGTCCTAGGACTTCGAACCTATGTAAGCTCACCTCACTTGTCCAATCTGGTCATGCTCATTCTCTACAATGTCCTTCTGAGTCTATCTCGAAAGAGTATGACTTAGTTAGAAAGGAGTTGAAAGAGAATGTCCCTTTCGCAGTAGAACACTACGGAAAAGGGATGACTTTCTTAGAAGAAACCGGGATGAGACTCAATCTTGAACCGGAGTACCAACCTGTGTCGGAAGTTCCTGAAGCGCTAATGATCCTCTCGCAAGTCGGTCAGAGTAAACCTAAAGTGACTCGTAACACGAAGTGTTGCTCGAGCACTCTAAATCCTAAAGGGATAGGGTTATCTGATGAATACCTGTATAAGGGAAAGGTGAGATGCTGGGCGAACCGTGTAACACGGTTGTACCAAAGGGCATCTCCCATTAACGTGCCTTTCGCAAATTACGCAACTGAAACAAAAGAAAAATTCTTACCAATAATTGACTTGGATGCCTGCCTGCAGACATTCATATAAGTATCAACGTGTGGGAAATCCTTAGGAATAACACAAACAATTGTTAGCCGGCCCCTAAAAGGGGTGACTAGTGTCTTAAATAGTGGCGAGAATATGATTCATTGTGCCTAAGCTGGGAAAGCGACCTGGCGGAGTTAGAAAACAACTAACTTTGGATAGTACCTGGAAACGATTTGAGAGTCGTACGGTATACTATGTGAATGCATGTGGGTGGAAGGAGGG